ATCGTTTACCTCGTCTGTCACGTCTGGCGCCATGCAGGAACCTACCACGCAGCCTGAACACACTCAATTGGGTCCGTAAGAGTCCTAATAGAAATTTTATATGAATTTGTGTATAAAATTGATTAATTAATTAATTTAAAGAGGTAAACGTAATTTTGAAAAGGAAAAGAATGAATGTTAAATTTGAAAGAATCGTTGATCTTATGGCGCATTTTACTCTGTAAAGTTACACTGGGCTGGCAGCTACTGGATAAGGTGGTGGTGAATCTGGAATGAAGGTATGATCTGTATGAATATTAGGATAGAGATTGAATACTTGACTGGGAACGGTAACAACGGGCACTTTTTTAGGATCGGGGACAGGAGTGATTTTCGAAGTGTCATTTATCCAAGGGGCATCTTTGAAAGCAAAATGTGGCCTACCAGCTTCAGCTCTTTTCAGCGCCCAGTTCTGCACATATGTAGGCATTGGAATAGCTATTCCCTTTACAACATACCATATTCCACTTTGACGGACTCCCCACACTACGTAAATGTAGAACGGGTTGTACTTCTCTATAACTGCTCCAGTCATCGGCTGATTGAATAGACTCATGGGCAAGACAGTATCATCCTTGACGGTTAGAGTTGGATCATCACTCCTGAAATCAGCGGTAAACACTGCTTTCACGAAATCAGACATCAAGCGCAAAGGTAGAGTCTGTCCTGCACCACTCCTCATCATGACATACTTTCCATTCAACTTCACCTGAGTGTCAGCGTCATCATCTCCCAGCAGAGAATCGGTGTCTTCGGGTTCAGGTTGCTGTTGATCTATCTCATCAAGATGTTGTTGAGCCATCCCAAGCAAGTTCAAGTAGCCATGAGCATCCAGTCTTTTCCCCTGTTTCTTAATCATTCCTTTGTCGCCAACAGCACCAACTGCAGTGAGAGAATGAGCCATCTTGTCCATAACTACGCCGATCGCAACTTTGTCACTTCTCATCCAACGCATTAGTCCAAGCTGAATCGCAAAGCACAAAATGGCGATAGCATGTCCAACATACTCACAAGTCTCTCGATACTGAACAGGGACGTAACCAGCTAAGATCATTGCCATCACTTGAGACATTCCTCCTAATGTAGCCAAGATGACACAAACAAGTTGATACAAGTCGTACCTAGCAGAAAAACCGCGGCTTCCAGTTTGGCTATTCATGGTTGCTAGTTGACTCCTCGTAACGCAATCTGTGTGAACCAGTCTACGCATCTAGGTCTCAAGAGAT